AGGCCCTGCATTTAAATTTTCTAAATCAATTTGAATTGGTGAATCATTTTGATCCGCAACTATTGCTTCAATTAATATATCTTCTATCGCATTATCAACTTCGGGATGTAATGCCATCTCACGATATCTACGAATTAAATCATATTCTGTTTTAAATACACCTTCTACATCTAAATATTGACCATAAAATCCAGACGACAAAAAGTAGTCTGCACCGTCCTCATTATTTTTGGGGACTGGTGAGACTACTGTGTCTGACGGTTTCTTATAAGAATCGTCAATTGAGAAACCAAAAAGTTGTGCCATTGTATAATTATACCTTTACTGGTATTTATATTATATCCTAAACTAGGATAATAATCAACCTGAGAATGCTCCTGTTCTTCCAGCTGTTTGGTTATTATTAGCATTCATAGCGCCAATACCACCCTGAACAGTCCAGAATAGGTAATTGAATGTTACCTGAAACTCTTCAATCTGATCAGTCGCACCATAATCTAGAGGAATAGAACTTACTGTATTTGGATATATTCCTTCAAAATTATATTGTCTTAGTATAGGAATACCCTCTCCACCACTTTGATCTAAACCATCTACCTTAGCATTTCTACCAAGTTGGAAAACTTCAGCCTTTGTTTGATAATCAGCTGGGTTGATGTCTCCACCAGCAAACTGTAAATCGTTGATTAAGTTTGTCCATTGCTCCATTGCATCTCTGATGTTGAATTTCTGATCATTGATGATGGTTACTGTCCAAGGATCAAATGTACGATCCCCAGCAACAGGAAGGACACGACCTCTAAAGGGAACAGGAATGTTCCCTATATTAGAAGCTGGTATTTCAGCTGCCTTAATCATGAATCTCATATCAGCATCGACATCTAAATTACCAAGAACACCGTCTGGTAATGTGATATTAACTTCAAAGAGATTAGATCGAGAACCACCTCCAACTAATCTATCTCTAAAGTTAGTTATACTTCTTTCAGAGAAATTTCCTAAAGTTGCCATTTTCTTCTTTAACTCCTTTTGTTATTTAGTGGGATTTAATTAAACTCGACCTATGACTTCACTGAAGGAAACTCCAGTTCTAGTCGCAACGAATGTAAGACCGATGAAGTTAATTGAACGAGCTGGTTTGATAAAGATATCAGCCTTAAACTCATTTGCATCGATCACATCAGGTGTGTTGTTTGTCTCATCGCAGATGACCACGAAGTCAGATAAACCTCTCTTTGATTGAACTCCACGAAGGAATGGTTCAACAATATTACGGAAGTTTGCTCTAGTGATTTCATCGTTGAACTCAAAGAGTTGAGTTCTTGCAGCGATTTCGATTCTCGCCTCTAGATTTAAGAACAGACGACGTACATTGATTCTGTCAAATGCAGATGCAATTGCAAGTCCTGTCTTATCACCGAATAGTAAGAATCCACCGCCAGGTGAGAAGATCACTGGGTTGATTCTCTTGGTGTATAAAGTATCTCTCTGTACTTTATTTGGATTATACGCCAACTTAACTGTGTTAAGTATGTTTCCTCTTTGAGGGCCAGCGGGTGAGAACCAAGGGAATTGTTCTTCAGATGTTCTTGCCATTAGTCCAGCGATGTCACCGTTTAATGGTAAGAATTGGAATTTGTTATTAAATCTATCAAACTGATACTTGTAACCTGAGTCAAATACCGCGAATGATGATGATGTGATTGGATCGTAGAACTGAACTACATTGTCTGTTTGTGTTTTTGCACTTGTGACATTCACAACTGTCTCTCTATTTGGAGAGATAACTGCAAGACAATCTTTTCTTTGTTCTGCAATCGCAATTAATTTGTTTGCTTTTGCTTGTGATTCTGCTTGACTACCTACAATGCCAGGGCCTTGAAGTAAGAAGTTAATTGCAAATTCTGCTTCATTCTCAAAGATTTCATAACCACCGATGATTGAACCAAGAGAACAAGAATAACCACCCTCTGTACTCACACCAGAATAATCTTTACCACCTTGTAGTTCGTAAAGTTTGTTTCCAACAAAGTTGAATTGAACACCTTCTGCATCTTGTCCCCAAGTATTATCTGTTGATACTGGAGTAAATGCGGTTTGGATACCAGATGCAATTGATCCGTTTCCTGTTGAGATACCAATAAAGATGTTATCTGATTGCTCTTTAATTACATCTTTATAGAAAATTCTAGAACCAAATGAATCTTTTGCGTCGTCTGCCTTTGATAAGAATGCAAATTTCTCAAGAATTGCACCTGTTGTTCCAGTAATCTTACCACTATCATCAACGATTACAATATGAAGTTCGTCGTTTTTAGAATTTCTTGCTTCAGCAAATCCACTAGTGCCTGGTTTTTCAGCAATCTCTTTCCACTGTAACTGTCCATTTGAAAGTTGAATGAACTGATTGTCGTACCAATCATTAATTGCAAATGAAGTAGCAACTGATGTAATTCCAGCTTTAGGATTTGCGATTGTAGAAGATGTGTTTAAGATACTTAAACCATTTTCGCCAGGAATCGCATGAGCAGCAACACCTTCACTGGTTGCAGCACCAACTCTAAACTGAAGTAATCCGTTCTCTGTGTATTTTGCAGGGAAGATTGTTCCAGCAGCAGAAACACGATTTGCAACCTTAACATCAATTGTACTTGCACCAACACCAGTCACAATACCTTGAAGATATCCATCAACTGTAAATGTTGTGCCAGGCCCAACGAGTGTTCCACTAATCGCTTGAGTTACCGCAGCACCAACTGTGATGTTTGCAGCAGCGTGTGGTGATACATTAATAATCTGGTCTGCAGCACCGTCAATGTATGCAACCTTCATTCCGTTTGCATAACTGCCTGGATTTCTTGCAGCTAATCTATATGTAACAGCGTCTTCAAAATTATTTTGATAATCGTCAAAGTTTTTAATCTTAAGACTTGAAGTTGATCCAATACCTGTTGGATGTGTTGTAGGCATACCACCTACGTTTGCGTTATTTAAATTAGCACCATCTGCTCTAACGACTCTTAATACACCACCATACTGTAGATAGTTTGATGCAGAGTACCAATACTCATATTGTCTGTCGTTATCGAATGGTTTTCCAAATAAGTCAATCAGATCTTGCTCATTTTCAATTAGGAGAGGTTCCAAGACTGGCCCTCTCTCAAAAGGCCCTACAATAGCACCTGTCTGATCACTTATGGAGTCAATTCTCCCAACCGTAAGATCAACTTCTCTGACCTTAACGCCTGGAGATACTAAACCTATACCAGCCATGTTTTTCTCCGAAAGTTTATCATGTTTTACTAAATTTATTTATGAATTGCTACCTCTCTAAATGGGGAAACATGACGCGAACACTACCAGTCTGGATAAATTTCGATCACTTCCTTTCTTTTTCTACCCTCTGTAACTCTTTTAATTGAACATCTTTTACATTCATATGCATATGCTGATGGAACGTTTCCTCTATCTTTTCTCGTTTTATAAAAATCATTAATTAATTCTTTTGTTTCACCACAAATTTTGCATTTTCTCTGTTCAAAAAGCAAATGTTCTAATCCAAATTGATCTTCAATGTTCATCGATAATTCCACATATAATCCATATCCATACCACCACCTTTATCGCCATATTCATCAAGATACCAACGATCACCATCAGCATCTACAAAACTTTCATCCTCTGTTCCATCCACAATAAAACCAAAGGGTGACATATCCTGTTCAATCTGATCTCTCTGATCCTCATAGATTCTTTTACGAACGTCTTGATCTGTAAGTTCTTTAAAATATTCCTGTGCAACCAACCAAGCATATATCACAAGGCACATTGCAAGGTCGTCATTACATCCCTCTTCTGCTTCAAATGAGTTACTCTTTTGTATAAAAGTCGTAAGTTCAGATATGATATCATAGTCGTTAAACAATAACTTCTCATCTTCAATCAAAGTTTTTAAATTAGAACATCCTACTTTCTTCACAGTTTTGGACATCTTCACACCAAGTTGAGTTTTCTTACCTGAGAATCCTTGACCTACAATTTGACCAGCACGACCTCTCATTGAACATAATAAAAGATTATCATATTCTAAATCATATTGAATAATACTTGCAACCTGATCTCCGATATCATTGACCTCACATAATATAAATGCATTATTATATGCCTTTGCAATATCTACAATAATACTTGGAAACAACATCGGTTTGATTTCGTTGTTTTTATATTTTCCAATGACCTTATGTGGAAAGGTTGTAATGTCTGTGATTACAAACGCAGAGTAATCAATACCAACACCACGAGCCACATCAACCGTGATTACATAGTCGTGATTTTTAATTGGTTCAAAGTAGATATCTAAACCAGCATTCTTTTTAATTGGTTCATCATATACTAATGTTTTT